GCACTAGTAGTTGCAAGTCCAATTGCTCCAAGGGTTAAAATAGTTCTGAACATTTTTTTCTCCATTATCGTTCATACTGTGAGCGAACCATAGTTCTGTGATTAGCATCTGATGCTAAGTTTCTCAACGCTCGTCTATTATCAGGATAATCTGTACTTGGTAATGTAAGTGTTTCCTCATACACACCACCCTGTATTGATGTAGCATAATATTTGTTGAGTTTTGGTACTTGCGCTAATTCTGCAAGTATCGAGGCCTGCTCACTTGTATCAACCATGGCTTCCAAATTGTTGTCAGCTCCTAGTTGTTCCTCCAGGCTTTCTTCTTCTCTTTCCTCTTCTTCAACTTCAATTTCTTCTTCTTCTTTTGGCTTCTCAGCTTCTTCTGCAAGATTAGCTTGAACCCATTCATCATAAAAAGGATCATCGACTTCAGGTGCTTCAAGATTAGAAATATATTCTGTTAAAGCATCTTCATAACCAGGACATATTGGATCTGCAAGAGGTGTTAAATAACACTTTTCCAATGTCTCATCAATGACCATTTTATAATTATATATTACAAACGGATCTTCTATAGATCCTTCACCTTCAATCTCTAATTTACCATCATCCCATCGGTTTGCATTAGTATATCCAAACCTAAAAAACTTCTGTATTGTACCACCGTACTGATCACTCCAATCATCTGTATGCTCAAATATTTTTTCACCAGGATTGGCTAAATCATCATGTGATAAAGTTACAGTTGCATCTGCTTCTTGTTCTTTTACCATTGTATATCTATAATATAAACCATTAATTTCGACAGTCATAAATGGCTGAGAAAAATCAGGTAATATATTTTTCATAGCCCAAGAAAGTCCTTCTCGAGCAGCATTATTTGTCGACGCGTAAGTTGTATCAGAGTAGCAATAAGAGTAAGAGGCTACCCACAACGCCGCCGCCCAATAAAGTCGACTTTTGTTCGTCATTTAAATCCCTAATAATATTTTTTTCTGGTTCTACAGGCTGACGTTCACTATCTGCCAACCAAGCAGCTTTAGCTGCGTCTCCTATCATTCCTTCATAAGGACAAGGTGTACCTGCATCCATCATAGCATCAAATACACGAGGATCTTGACACATAACAGAAACGGCAGCTACTTTCATACCCATATCATATAAGGTCTTTGCATTTTTTAGTTTTTCGCAATTCATATCTCTTACTGTTTTACCAGCTGAAATACCTAGAATCTGTGTTTGCACTGCACCAGAAACTCCAACTGTACACAGATCTGAGTTAGCAGAATTAATTGATGGTGCAATGGCGGAAGGTGGTGGTGACTTAACAGTTGTAGTAGATGTGCTCGTACTATCAACTGTAGAAGTGTTAATATTGTCTGTTTTTATTACATCTTCAGCGGCTTCTTGAGATATAGCAACATTAGAAATAAGAATCAACGTTGCTAGAAATCCTAGCTTTCTTAACATAGTATACTCCATTTAAAATAATATACTAATCTATTTATATTAGAAAGATTCTTTAGTTTCTTTTTTTTGTGGTATCCACTGTGTACACTTAGCATTAACAGGTTCATACGTATACATTACTCTCGGATCAGTAGCTAGTATTTGAAGTTGTGTATTTAGCACTTCCCAACATCTTTTCTCATTTGTAAATTTTGCTGGTGCCCTCATAATTTCGCAAGTTTGATAACTGTGAGGGACGTTTTTTATACACATTAAAAAACCTGCTGTAAAAATCATATCCATATTGGTTTCCTTTCAAAATAAAAAGAGGAGCTAACCGTGGCTCCCCGCGCGCTTATTACGTAGCGACCCGATAGTATTTATAGGTGATTAGAAAGAGAATGATACACCTACTGTTGCATCTCCAAATTCCCAATCAGCGTCTGTGCTGATCTCACCGTATGCTTTTAATCCGTCTATCAACTGATAACCGGCTTCAAGATCTACGCCTGTGAAAATGTCACCTTCATTTAATTTTAAAACGTCAACTGTTGTTGAAGCCTCAAATGAGAATCCCCAAGCGTCTACACCTGCAGATGGTGTAAACTCAACGGCCCATAATTCTGTTCCTGTTGTGTAGTTTGTGTCTACTTCACCGCCAATTGATACTGTTTGGCCTGCTACATCGATGTCCATTGCTGAACCACTTGTAGCTGCTAATAATGCTGCTGTGAATATTGCTGCAAGTTTCATTTCTTGTCCCTTTTAAATTTAGATTATGGTGCGACTTTTCTGTTGCTAGGCAAGCCGCATGCCCCCTGTGTTATGCTGCTAGAGCATAGTCAGATGGTGCAAAATTATCGTTTGCATTTGTGTTTTGTAGACTCAAATACCAGTCGATCCTAATTCAGCCCCATAAAAACACACTGTTAAACTTTCGGTGACGGAGAAGTAATTTTCTCCCAGTGTGTTTATGGTGGAGCTGCGCGGTACCGCCCCGCGGTCCTGTATACCCTCTAACATCTACGAGTATATTTAACCATAATTGATTTAAAAAGTAAACCCCCTATTTTAATAAACTGCTGCTGTGATAAATTTATCACAGCTCATTGTCATGTACGTAGAGCTGCATTAAAGCATAATGTAACACTTTCATTAAGTCTTTTCGAGCATCTGCTGCAGTACCTTTCTTTCCGTAACGCTGAGCGTACTTTAAGACATTACCAATACAGAAACCTGTACCGTGACCGCCGTCCATTATAAATTCAGTTGCTTGAAATTTATCTTTAGAGTAATGACTAGAATAAGTTGAATTTACATATTCATTTAACTCTTCTACATATAAATCTTCGTCAAATTTATATTTTATTTCTTCGTTTTTATAATCACTATTCATTTCATTCTCTTTTGTTTTGAACATAACAATATAATCTGTATTAGCTCTCAATCGTGGAGTTTTAATAAATTTATTGCGGCGAGCTTTTTCGCCTCTAGTAAAGCTATTTGGTTCAGTTGCACCAACTTTTAACTTTAAAGTATAAAGCTCTTGATGAATATCTGAAGGACTTAAATTTTCTGAAGATTCATAAAAACCTGGATTAGCACTGTTCGTTGTAACATAGCCAATTATATTATTATCTTCTATCCACGATTCAAATTCTATTGCTGTTACAGGTTTATGTTCTTTATCGCTGTAAGTTCCTGTACTAGGTATTTCAGTTAAGTTTTTACTAATCATTTTCTTCTCCATTATAAAATAAACTTAAACTCCAAAACTCTCGCCGCAGCCACATTGTGCTTTAGCGTTAGGGTTTATTACTTTCAAAAAAGAACCGCCAAGTTCTTCTACATAATCTATTGTACATCCAAAGACGAACATTTCTGCCATTGGATCTAGCCATAAATTTTCCACAGTAGGTTCTTTATCAGTTGTTCCCCATTCATATTGAAAGCCGGAACAGCCACCACCTTTGACTGAAAGAGACACGTTAGGTTCTCCAACTTTAGCTAAGTATTGTTTAGCAGTTTCTGTTACGTTTAAAATCATTAGTCCAAACTGTAAAATAGATGATTTCCAATTACTTTTGTAAGCGTATATTCTTTTGCCCAATAAGGGTTTACATAATTTGCATGATAAAACTCTGCGCCTTTAGTAGGATCTTCAGTGTTTCCTATCATAACATCTCTAGCTATGACCTGAGCCTCAGCCCACGGTTTAGATTCTCTTGGCTTATGGTCTTTTACCACGTGTGTCCAACTAAATTGTTTACTTTGATATACAACATCACATATGTTGTCCGGCCATTCATTACTTTGTACTCTGTTCATTGTTACATGAGCTACTGCTATCTGACCTTCCCATCTTTCACCGCGAGATTCGTGATAGATGTTTAAAGCTAAACATTCATGTTGTTTTACATCTAATTCTGGAAGTGACATCATGGCTGTTAAGCCTAGTATTGTAAGCGTTGACATAGTTAATAATCCACTTGTTATGCCTATAAAGTACTTCATTAGTATTTATAACCCTATCATTTTGAGCTATACTACCACAGTTCAAACTAAAAGTAAACCCCAAAAATGCATTTTTTTAAATTTTTTTTATACCTAAAGCCCAATTTTCAGCAGCATCTTCTACATATCTAATAGATTTATTAGGAAAATCCTCTGAAAAGAATTGCTTTTCATTTTCATCAAAGTATTTAATATATGCAAACTCTTCTTTAAAGTTCATATGCACTTCAGCATATCCTTTTAACGGAGGATCTGCCCAATACGTTGAAATTTTACGACTCGACATATTTTTCAACCATGCTTAATAGATCATCATACTTTGCTACTTCATTCAATTCTTTTTCTATTTCTTCGATGATATCTCCATGCTCGCCTATGCCTGCAGGATGGTTGAGTAGTACTTCAACATTTGCTAGATGTTTATCTACATGTCCTTTTGCATGAGACTTAAAGCATTCTATTAATCTTTCCTTCATTTAAATATCCTTTCTTTCTGTGTGTATGCAGATAGCTTGAGTTCCTAGTTCAAAATATCCTAAGTTTCCTGTTTGCTCTTCTCCTAGTTTTTCTCGTGCATAAAAACATTCTGTCATACTTTTATAAGTATCGTATTTTACAGCATAAGGAGTTCCAGCGTAGAGATATACAAAAACCAAAGTCCACATTTAAGTAAACTCTACTATGCCGGGATATATTTTTCCTATAGCTTCTGCTACAGAAATGGCTAAATCCATATGTTCTTTTTGAGTACCATTGGCTGATCGTAATTCAATGTAATGTATCCAACTTCGAATAGTCCCGTTGACGTATAATCTTGACGGAGTGTTGCCTTCAGGCAAAACAGCTCTTGCTTGTTCTTTTGCGATTCCATTTTCTATAGCCCATTCATATGCTTTCATTGCTGTATGCCAAACGTTTCTCTGATGCTGTTCCCAAGTCATGTGCAAATTAACATCATCAGTCATCACGCTATTTTGACGATTTTTTGTATCTTGTAGTCTTGCTTTACGTATTACAACAGAGCCAGCAAGATCCCTGATGTCAGCGTACCGCTGAGAAAACTCTTGAAATGAAAACGATCTGTGTCTGAGTAATTGTCTTGCAATGTCTCTTGTTGTTTCGACTTCGATACAGGCTGATGCCATTTCGAATGGCGACCAGTGCTTGTGTTTGATGAGATATCCAAGTAACTTTGACGTTGTTTTGGTGTTAGCTTGGTTCGTTGGATTGGAGACACGGGCACAATATGCGATGAGGTCTTGGATGTTATCAAGCCCCGTCTGAGCAAGTTCTCCTGAGTGGATACGACCAGTGGGTTGGCTATGGGATATGAGACGTGCATGCATTATTTTCCTTGACCTCTATATTTTTTATATCCGCGTTTCTTATGTTTATTCATACTAGACTTTTTAATATTTCTTTGTCCAATACTTGTCTTTTTATAATTTCTATTCATAGCTTGAACCCTTCAAATTTGTTTGCAATTTCTGTTTTGTCAAAAGTTGGTGTATCATCTATCAAAGTTTGTTGATTATCATTTACATCATATAATTTCATTTTTGATCTATCAACACCTATGACAAATCGTTTCTTATATGTTGGATCATTATATCTATTCTTTAATTGTTTTACTGCTAATTGTCCTGATCCTTCAAGTTCTTCTGTTGAAATGAGTGCAAACATGAGGTCTGCGGTAGCGGGTAATCCAAAAGACTCGGACGTATCTTCAAGCCCAATATCCGAGTTAGAATAACCAGAACGAGTCGTTTGTGTTGCAGAGACGATCGGAACGTCGAACTCCACTGCAAGACCACGTAGTTCCTCAGCAATTGCTTTAATGTAATTGTATGAGTTGATTGCACCGCCCATTCCTTTCATTCTACTAGATGCACAGATATTTAAATAATCAATGTAAATTATATCAGGTTCAAATGATCTTTTTAACTTAAGCTCATTGAGCAGCGCTCTGAAGTGTGCTGCATTGGCCTGACCAGTTGGATACTCTTTTATTATGAGTTTACCATTAGTTCTTTTAGATAGTTGATTAACTCTATCTGCAAACATTGTTTTAGGTAAGTCAGCTATTTGGTCTATAGGTAAGTCCAAAAGATTAGCATCTATACGTTCAGCTATACGTTCTTCAGCCATTTCCATAGTTAGGTAAAGTACATTTTTACCATCCGACAAATTGGACGAAGCGCAGTGACACATGAATAAAGACTTACCGACGCCAGTACCAGCTAAACAAATGTTAAGAGTTTTATTTGGCAAACCTCCTTTAGTAATTTTATTAAAATACTCAAGATCAAACGGGAGTCTTTCTTCATCTCTGTGATAAAACTCATATCTTTCTTCAAAATTTTCTATATAGTCATGACCAATATTAGTGTCAAATGAAACACCTAAAGCTTTTGTAAGAATATCAGGTAAAGCATTCTTTGTTAAGCTTTGATGTTTACCATCAATAATAGTGATAGATTCCATAACTGCATTATACAATGCACGATCCTGGCACCACTTTTCAGTTGTATCGTTTAACCATTGTTGATCAACTTCTTCACCATCAAAAAGTTGAGGAATAATTTCAACGGCATGGCGATATTGTTCTTCATTAAAAGAATCACTTTGATCTAATTCAATTTTAAATGATTCTATTGTTGGAAGCTTATTATATTTTCCAACAAACTTTCCAATCTCTTTAAAGAGTTGACGATAAGTTCCTTCAAAATAGTCTGGCCGAATAAACGGCAGGACTTTTCTCATATACTTCTCGTTAGTAAGTATATTTTTAATTATTGTTTGTTCAAGATTAGTTGTCATCAAGTCTCTTGTGTTAATAGTTGTTTGTTTTGTATTGCGTCTTCTAGAACAGATAACAAAATGTCACCTACATGTTTCTGCAATTCTAAGTTATTCTCTGATAAATCATATATAGGCGAAGACTTAAGTTCAAAATTAAAAGTCATTTGAGTTGAGTCATCATCTAAATCTTCGCCGTTTAGTTTTATAGCGCCGTATTGAAAAACAGTTTCTACAAAATCTCCTTTCAATATACGAACACTCCAAGCATCATCTTCAGGATCATCTGAAGGTATCAACTCGTAATCTACATTTTCCTTAAGCATCTTCAGTAACTATATCGTCCATGGATACTTGATCTTTATATCCAATTGAATATTGTTTCTTCATAAACTCTTTAAAGTCAGTGTTATTAAATATAGGATTCCAAAACTCTTCTTCTAAAGTTTGATCATGCCTAACCTTTGCGCCAACTTCACCTGTCTTCTGATCAACTTCAGCATACCAGCCGTTGGAAGGTTTAGTAGCGTAGCCACCAGCGAGAGCCACATCAAGAAGGCCGCTGTAATTGCGAACACCACCGTCCCAGGAAACAGTAATAGGAATCTTAGACTTTTCTTTAACATATCTGCTCTTCTCCACGTTAATTACAAAATGATAGCCTTGTACCTCAGAGCCTTTCTTATCTTGCTGACGTCCAATGATCCAGATGTTATCAGCGGAGTAATAAATGCCTGTACCTCCACCAACAATATCTTTTGGAAACAAGCCGATTTCTTTATATGTATGGTTTACAGCTAACATTGGAATATTTTTCATAGCGAGATAAGGTGTTGCCATGCGGAACAAACCTTTCAGAGCTTTTGCCCGTGACATATCTGCCACAGATTTTTCATTTAAAGCATCTTCCATTTCTTTTTTAGATGCCAAGTTACCAATACTATCAATTACTACTACGACTTTATCATCTCTGTCCAACTGTTCAAGCTGACCAATCATATCAAACTTAAGTTCTTCTACATTTGTAATTGGTGTATGAAGAACTCTAGATGTATCGATATCAAATTGTTCAAAGTAAGATTGTGGAGAGCCAAACTCTGAGTCATAAAATAACATAACAGAATCTGGATATTTTTTCATATATGCTGCAGCCATTAGCAAAGCAAATGAAGTTTTGAAATGTTTGGATGGACCCGCTAAGACTGTAAGTCCGGGTGTAAGTCCGCCATCCACGGAACCAGACAGTGCTACGTTTATCATAGGCACGTCTGTTGGAACCATATCTTTTTCATTGAAAAATTTTGATTCTGAAAGAACTTCTGTATTTTTTAATTTAGAATTCTTTTTTAGTTTATCCATTATAGACATAAGTGTCTCCCTTGTTCTGGATATATTCTACCATATTTTGCGACAAATGTAAATCAAAAAAATGCTTCGAGTGTTGAAGGAACTGGCTCGGACCAAAACTTTTGTGATTTATTATCTTGTATTGCGAATTCTGATTCAACTGTTTTACAATCTCCAGCTAAAAAGTTTTTTACATTATTAGCCATGTCAGCTGCAGTAGTAACAGGAACGTTTTGACATATCATATTTATATTTTTCTTGCCACCAACTAGATTAAAATCTTTAGGCATTTTCATAATAGCTAATGCTTCACGTACATTGATATATCTGTCTTGATCTGGATGTGTAAGCTCAATTGGAAAGTGCCCTACAAAAGCACCAATAAAATCTTTTCCAATCTCAGTTGTTTTTCTCATGATGTTTCCACCAGCTTTTAGCTTATCACCCATTCTTCTACACTTACGAGCGTGATTCTCATATCCTTTATCATCCATCCATTTAGCCACAGTATGATAATCTACTTTCTTATCTTCTATGTAGTGTAAAGGATTAGTTGTCTTTTTAATAGATTTAAAAAAATCAGCGTGAGATATTCCGCCGTGCATTTCTTCTAAAACGTATTCATAGAAAGGTTCTTTTGAAGGAATCTTTTGATTAGCAGTTGTTTCAAACATCTCATCTTTTTCATTTGAAGAAGCATTCCTTATAGTGTCTTCTATTTTTTCATGAGGTTTATTGTAATACTCAAATATTGGTACACTGTTTCCTTTCCAAAAAAAGTAAAAGGCTCTATCTCTAACCTGGCTCAAACCATGAAGAATAGATTTAGTTTTGTATATACTAAATGTATATCCATTTTTTCTAGCGATATCTCTAAGTTGTTTAACAACTTTTTCTCCCATCTTACTAGCTAATCTTGGAGCATTTTCACCCCAAAAAACTGTTGGCTGTACTGATTCAATGATGTACTCTGCAGACTTGACCATCCAATCATTAGTAGTGCTATCAGCATTGCTGCTAGGAGAAAGGGAAGAGAGGCCAGCACAAGGGCATACAGTATTGACCACATCAACACTATGAGGTGCAAGGTTACCCATATCAAGCTTAATATAAGGAACGCTATTATTGTAATAATTAAGAAGTTGCCTATCATTTGCTTCAAAGTCCGTATACGATAAAATGTAGTCAGGCCTCTTTCCAAAGACCTGCTCCATAGCTATTGTTTCTCCTCCTATTAAAGGAACTATACTTGCATAATTAACCATAGCTTACATTCTGCGCTAATTCACGTTCGTCTTTATCGTAGTCTTTACGATACTTATTATTTTCTTCTATAACCTTTTCTAACGTAGAAAATGTTCCAGCAAAACTTGCAAACGCTGCTGTATCTTTAGGAAAACAAGCGCCGCCATAACCACGCTTGCCATCAAAGCCAGGAACACGAGTGTGAGACTGACCTATCCGACTATCAGTTCCAATTGCGTTAATGATACTACCAAAGTTACCTCCAAAATCTTTTACAACATCGTAAAATTGATTAAACCATAAAACTTTAGAAGCTAAGAAACAATTGATTCCGTACTTAACAAAGCTTGCATCAGGGCCAGACATGTGATATATCGGACAAGGTTTACATAAGCTATATTCTTTATATATGTTACTTAATTGTCTGGTTTTATTTCTAGCTCCACCAAAAATATGCATTTGTGGATTAATGAAATCTTCTTGTGCATTTTTTTCTGTCAAAAATTCTGGATTGTAGATGACTCTGTCACCTGCCATTCCACCTTGTAATTTTTCTACGATTGCAGGTGTGACTGTAGACTTAACTACAATCAAACCTGTAACTTTTCTTTTGAGAAATCTTACTGCCTTTTCTACGATTGAAGAGTCAATAGATCCATCTTCTCCCATAGGAGTAGGAACACAAACGAATGTAACATCTAAACGTTCATTTTCCAAATCTTCTATATCGTTTCCATACAATGGATCTATAATAATTTTATTGCATCCATGAAAACCATAATCAACAGCTTTTCCAACAAAGCCATGACCTACAATTCCTATCTTCATTAGTTAACTCCGTAATAACTTTTATACCAAGTGATGAATTCTTTAATTCCATCTTTCACTGATGTAGTAGGTTTGTAACCTAACGCCTGCAACTTAGTGGTGTCAGACCACGTCTCAGGGACATCTGCGGGGTGTTTGGGAGCTAAAATCCGTTCTCCTTTACGGTCCAAATTTTTCTCAATTTCATCAACAAACTCAAGCAAATCAACTTGTTGACCATAACCAATGTTATAGATTTCATGATATTGTTTATCAGTTTCGTCAAGAAGTTTATTAACTACTAATTCTATACCTTGTACAATATCATCTACATATGTAAAGTCACGTTTCATATCACCAAAGTTATAGAGTGTCATAGGGTTTCCATTTACAATAGCATCTGTAAATTTAAAGAGTGCCATGTCTGGTCTACCATATGGTCCATACACAGTGAAGAAACGTAAGCCCGCACTTCTTGGTAATTTAGAGTGTCCAAACTGACATTCATTAGCTCGCTTTGACCAGCCATATGGATTATTCTGCATGTCTGGACGATCATGCTCGTTCCAAGGCAATGGCTGACCATGCATAACACATGAGCTTGAAGCATATACAGTTGGAACGTTCCACTCTTCAGCTTCTTCTATTAATCTTTGTGTACCAGTTATATTTGTGTCAATATAAGGTTGTGGTTCTTCAAGAGCATGTCTTGGATTAGCATATGCTGCAAGGTGTAGTAAAACATCTACATCTTTAAACATATTATGTCGTGCAATCTTTTCATCTTGAATATCAGCGAGTATAGTTTCAACACCATAATCTTCTTTTAATATTCTAGCTCTTTCTTGTTTTAGTTCTACGTCATAGTAATCATTGAAATTATCAACTCCTACTACTTCGAATCCTTTCTTGGCAAAGTGTTTTGCCGAGTGGAAGCCTATCATGCCGGCTTGGCCTGTGATAAATATTTTCATGCGAAAAATTCCTCGAGTCCTTGTGGTTGGTTGCTAGTAGTGTTCAAAGCGAGATCGATAATTTCTTTTACAACCATTTCTCCATCGGAGTGTTGTTTCCAAAATTCAAAAGCCATCTCTCTCCAATCATCTCTCATCGCAGGATCATTTTTAAGTTTGACCATTTGGTCGCGGCACTCATTAAAGTTAGTATGATCAACGCCAAGAGTACCAGAATTTTGACATTGACTAATTGGTTTACCTTGTACAGGATGAATTACATTATCACAAAAGTGTTTGTGAAATAATGGAACTGTACCAGAAGCTATGCATTCAGCGTGGCAATTTTCTATGTTATTGCCATAATGCTCTGCTTTTAAAAAGTATAAGTCTGAACCAAACGCTGAACGTGACATACGGTCCATTGCTTCTGAGTTTATATATTGTGGATAAAGATATGCACCTTTACCTTCAACTTCTTTTCCATACAGATCAGGTGTAAACTTTACTTCATTAAATTGTTTCTCAGGTCTGAAATGATTTTCTACAATTCTACGATCTGTAGGATTATCTGATTTATTATCTCTATACAAAACTAAAGGATATTGTATAGAAGCTTCTAATCCTTCAAGGACAGTGATGAATCCTTGTTCCATCAAAGCATCTTGATGGAAATCAATCATAACACTTGGTCCTTTCCACATAGCAGTACGACCAATCCATCTCACCATGTTGTGTTGTTGTTCTTCGATAGGACGCCAATACTTTGCACGGTGACCATCATAGTCAAAACCTAATCCCATCTTCGTAAGAGGTGTTTCTATTTTATTCTTCCTCATAAACTTACAGAAATCATTTTCCATACTATGAGTCATAATAACATCTACGTTTTCACAGACTTCTTTCAGATTAGCATTACGTGCAATAGAAGCTGCTTTATGGTCTACGTTAATAAAAGCTTTACGAATATTAATGTGTTTAAGGAATGGAATAAAATTATCTTGACATTCTTGTGGATGTCCTTTTGAAGGAACTGAATATATAATGCATAAGTCAAAACAATTGTTAATAGTATCAGCAGTTAGCTCCCAATCATTTGACATTGAAAATTCGTTTTGCTCTATGTCTAGTCCTTTAGCTCTTCCCCATTTCTTATCAGTTGTAGTAAATATATGTGCGTCTGTAACTTTTTGCATTTGAATAGCACATTGTGTAACTCCACAACCTTCAGTGCCGCGGCCAAGAACAATAGCGATTCTAGTCATTTATATATTCCTTGCATTTATCTAGTGTGTGATATACGTATTTATGATCGTTAATCTTACGATTTAATCCAGATGGATGTGGTAATTCAAAATAATTTGTGAAGCCTAATCTCTTGAGATAATTAGATACCATTGATCCCCATACTACTATCTTATCATAATTTTGTAGAGTTGTACACAATAAAGTGTGATCGAATGTTTTAAATTTTAAATCCCATTCAGGATCAAATGAAAGATTAGTAAATGAAACATGATTTAAATCTAAATAATCTAGCCAAGAATGAAAACGTTTATGAGCAGAACTTTTAGATCTGCTCACTGGAACCTTCGACGGGTTCATGCCTACAAATATAATTTTACTCATAATATTATTCTATCATAAAAAAATAGATTTGTAAACTACTTTTTTATCCATTTCCAATATTCATGTTCTTCTTCATTATGATCTATAACGACACCACACATAATTTTGCATACATCACAAATGTTATTTGGATCGAACAACATAGTCATATAAAATTTTTTCCATTGTTCAGAATTAAAAACCTCATCTACACTTTCGATATTAGTAATTTTTAACTCTTCATCAAATAAGTTATGAATATTTTTTTCTACATATTCAGTTTTTTCCATCCAACAACAAGGGAAAAAATATCCATTAGCAGAAAAAGCCGGAGGCATTCTTGCAAGAGAGTCATCTCTTTCACCATTTTCATTTACTGGCCAGCACTTAGGTTTAATTTTTATTTGCATGTAAAAACCTTCTAAGTTCAAAATCGTTTTCGATTATTGTTTCTTCGTTAAAGCCTGAAGGTGATATTAAATTAGGATTAGTTGGCGGGCTTATTTCTTTTCTTTTTGGATCTACACCAAATCTTGGAGATTTTAAAATCATAAAAGAAACATTTAGTTCTTGTGCCATTTCAAAGGCTTTAGGAATATCTTTTTCGTTATACCCAAAAGGTATGTATTGCCATGTAGTGCTATGCATATTATTTGAAATTAGATTTCCAGCTACGTAATCCATAGCCTCATAAGCACTTTCAAAATCTTGATTTACTCTGTTTATAGAACACCTTTGGTCTATTCCGTCTATGCCGAATATAAATCTTTTACCTAAATGCTCATACGTATTTAAAACATCTACTAATTCTTCCCACCACTCTAACTTTTTTCCAGACCCATTGGTTCTAAATTCTATATAATCCATCTCTGGATGTATTAAAGAATCAACTACTTCTATTAAATTAGGATGGTATATTACATCAGATATAGATCCACAAAACGTAACTCTTTTAAAATATTTTCCAATTAATTTAGCATCACTTGGTTTTAAATCACCGTATGATTTTCTCCAATCTTTTATTTTCTTTAAACCAAACTCTCCAGTTCTGCTACAAAAGACACATTGTAGAATACACCTATGTGTAGGTTCTATATTTAAAGTAGCTTTTTCTTGTAAGTGATTTAAATAATGATTATATGAATTTTCAAAATTCATCTTTATATTTCCAAAACTCTTGTTTAGACCCGTCGTCATGTGTAACCCAACCACAACATTCTTTACAGATGTCATGTGCTTTTTCTGGATCTTCAAATAATTGCTTATAAAAATTCTTCCATTGCTTAGATTTCATAATTTGTTCATAAGTAATTTTATTTCTTAAATGTAATTCTGGAACACGTATTCCATTTAAATCATCGTTGTTTGCTACAATATTAGACCTATCTAACCAGCAACACGGCAATAAGTATCCTGATGCAGTGTGAGCTGGACAGTTTTGCATTTTATCTTTTATGTTATTTCCATCTTTATCAAAAGGAAAACATCTTGGCTCAATGTGAAAAGGTTTATTCATTTATATAAACTCTTTCTGCAAATTGTTTAGTGTTAAACAAGTCAGGATTTGATGGAGGTTCTAATATATTACCAGAAGTTCTAAATCTTCCAGATTTTAGCATCAAAAGTTTCACACCCATATCGTTTGCAATATCTATTGCTTTATCTATATCATTTTCATTATATTTAAAAGGTATGTACTGCCATATTACTTCTATATTAGAATCTTTATTTGCTTTTAAGTAGTCAGAAACTACTTTCATCGCTTCAAATGCCTGATCAGTGTTTTGATTTATTCTATGATATGACGATTTTTCGTCTATTCCATCTATTCCAAATATGAATCTTACATTCTTTTGTGGGTCTGCAGATATTTCTACTAGTTCTTTCCACCAATCTTTTTTCTTATGAGATCCAGTTGTATGAATATCTATTCTTTTACAAGAAGTATTCATAAAAATTTTCATTATGTTTAAAAAATTAGAGTGGTATATTGGATCAGATATTTGTCCACACAAAGATAGCACGTCAAAAGTGTTGCCGATATCTTCAGCATTTAAATCATATAAGTCGCCATACATGATTTGAGATTGTCTCACCATGTCCTTTCCGTCATAACTTTGACGAGAGCAAAATGGACATTGAAGCAAACACCTATGAGTTACATCTACATTGATACTTCTATTTTGAAACACTTCTAAAGCGTCTTCATAATACTTATCAAAATTTTGTAATATTACACTCATATAAATTCGTGAGATATACCAGCTTCGTCAAACATTGATGCAGATAACTCCCATGATTCTTTCCATCTAGAAATAGTTTGGATTGGCATAACAACTCGTTTTATTCCTACTTGAATAACACCTTTAGCACATTCTGAACAAACTGGTAAACCTGTTACGTATAAAGTAGAACCATCTAAAGATACACCATTAAATGTAGCGTTGTATATAAGATTTTGTTCTGCATGAACTATGTACTTATATTTTATTTGGCGGTCAGTTAATCGTGTTGTACTATCTAATATTCCTCGAGGAAATCCATTGTAACCTTGTGCTAGAACTTGTCCTTTTGATCCTATTGCTACTGCACCTATTTGAGAAGAAGGATCTTTTGACCAGCGGCCGACCTCTTCAGCTAAGGACAAATATCTATGATCCCATTTATTTGACAAGATTGAAGTGCCTTTCGTAAACATGCAAGTTTTGTACTTGCCAGATCATATGACCAACTTCAATACCAGCCATAGTTAAATTATTATACTCATCACACAACTGATTTAGTATGCTGAACTGCCAAGCATAATCATTTTTATAACCAAAGATTACATCATTACTTCTCATTTGAACTACGCAATGAAGTATATTATCACGAATATAGTAAGTGACAGCGTTAGTACAAATAAAATCTGATTTTCCATTTTCATCAAACTCCATCCATATGCTTGGTCTGTTATAAATCATTGATGCTCTTCGGCCATCAGGATTATTTAACAGCTCATCTAAGACGTGTCCATACTGGTTATAATATTTATCTGACCAAATCAAGTGACCATAGTTAGAATTTATCTCGCCATGTTTATTAGCTGCGTACTGCCAAGCTGCAGGAGGAGCATCAGAATCTACACCATTTATATCATAAATGTTAGTGGATTGAGATTGATACCAGGCTAATTCTTTTTCTATATACTCTTGGCTAGGTGTACCAAAAATCGCTGGTTCAGAAGCAATAAAACTTGCGCCAAGAAGTTCAATTGTTTTCTGGCCGGTTTTATCTATAGTAAATTCTCCATCTTTTAGTTCACCTTTAAAGAATTCACGTATATCGTGTACACTATTCAGTTTCATTACATACTCTCTTTCTTAAACCGCTTGAGCTGAATCTATGATCTCTCTTATTAAAGTATAGTTCTATTCCACGATTTCTACATTCGTCTTTGCCAGTAAAATCATTTGATCTATACTCTTCACCTAGTATCCTAACATCAATTGGATACATGTTTATTATATCAAGTAAGTCAGCTTCTGTACAATAAATTATGACTTCGTCTACATATTTTATAGCTTCTAACTGTGCTTGTCTTTCTACAATTGTTTGTATTGGAGAATTTTTTTCTTTACGATCTATGGATGGATCTACTTGTAAACCAGCTATCAAATAATCACACTGTGATTTTGCTTCTCTAAGCATCATGACATGACCAGCGTGAAGCAAATCAAAAGTACTACAGGTAAAACCTACTCTCATTTGTGACCTACCGTTTCTCTTACAATATCATTGTGATTAAATTCAGCCCAATACAATTCATAAGCTACGCCATCCGCTAAGCATTCAAATTGATGATTTACACCGGGCTTAACTTTGGTATAATCTCCTGGATATAATATTGTCTCATCTATTAAGTCATAATCATTTTGCCAAACACGTATAAGCATAGTGCCTGACTCAACATAAAAGCCATTCCATTTAAACTCATGTAAATGTTTTGAACAAACACCACCTTTATTCATTTCAATTCTATGAAACTCCAGAGCACCGTTAGCTTCGATTAACTCTGTCATTCCCCATACTTTACCTGCTTTCATAACTACACCTTTTAATATCCTTTACTACATCTTCAAAATCTTCAAGCTTTAACATGTTTGCACCATCACTTGGTGCATAATCAGGTTCAGGATGTACTTCTAAGAAAAAAGAAGTAATACCAAGAGCGGCCCCAGCGCGAGCGAGACCAGGCACATAATCACGATTTCCACCAGTCGAGGTTCCTCCAGGTTGTTGGACCGAGTGTGTAACATCGTAAACAAAATTGCCATGTAAATTACAAAGGATATCGTACATGCCAGTGAAATCATTAATAAGACGCCCATACCCAAAACTTGTACCTCTCTCTGTAATCCATACTTCTTTTGCGTCGTCGGTTTTACTTAGTATGCCATATACATCAGCTGGCGCAAGAAACTGACCTTTCTTAATGTTTACAATACAATTTGTTTTGCATGCAGCTTGTATTAAATCAGTCTGTCGACACAGAAATGCTGGTATTTGTAATACCTTAACAACATCTTTTAAATACTGGATGTGCTCTATTTCATGTACATCAGTTAAAATCTTAACACCAATTGATTCTTCCATTTGCAGAAAATCTTTTATAGTGTCATGTAATCCTACACCTCTTGTGTTATCTACATGAGATCTATTTGCTTTATCATAACTAGCTTTAAAGTAATACTCTACATCATACTTATCACATACTTCTTGACAGTGTTCTGCGATTTCTAATGATTTAAATAATGTCTCATGCTGACATGGGCCCGCTATTATTCTCAATTAACAAATTCTCCAAAATTTCTAGTACTTCTTCACTTGTATCGTGCAATTCATTAGACATTACATGTTTTATACAATTTCTTGTAAAATCTAATTTAAATCTTTTTCCATCTTTATCCATTCCAGTATTTACTAGATATACGTTTGCCTTATGTTTATCTATCTTTTCCATAAGCATATCGCTATATTCTTGTATTTTTCTTGGCATAAATGGTGAACCATAGCAAGGTGAAAATGTTTTTTTGATTTCACTTACTCCTGCTTCTGTTCCTGGCATCTGGCTTGTGTAACCGGTTTCAAAAAATCTTCTTACTGTTTCTCCTGATATTTTACTCACTGCTGGAAAACTTCCAGTTGCGTCCATTGTAAGAAAGAATATGTTGTTTGGATGAGCGAAATCTTCTTGTTCAATCCAAGCATTTAGCACACAATCTAAAGGATAACTTAATCTTGCATTTGCTGCCTTTGGATTTTCTACAACTAATGTTTCTCTTTTCTTTGCTTCTTCAACAGCATTAAAAATAGTAGGATGAGTTTCTGGACTCAAACCTTCAGATTTTGCATAACATCCTTCTTCTATTTTTTTAATTCCTTTGTCATTCCATGAAACTTCATCATCACTAATTAACATAAAGTCTGGATCGCTACTTAACGTAGTTTTTCCTGTTCCACTTAATCCAAACATTAAATTAGTAGTGTTTTCGTAAGTAAAAGCTGCGCAGTGCATGGGTAAAATACCTGATTCAGGTAAAGTAAAACCAAGAATACTAAAGACTCCTTTTTTTATTTCACCTAAGAACGTAGTTCCACCTATTAACATTACTTGCTCGTCTAAATGAACGGCGATAGATGGAGGAACTTTTATTTCTGTGTTATGTATGATAGTCCAATCAGCCGTATGATTATATGGATCTTCTTCAACTTTAAACATATTTTTAACGAATTGCGCGTGTCTATCATCATTAGTTTCAACGCGGAAACATAAACCACTAGTGTAAAAAACTAAAACCCATTCGTGTTCATACTCATTTAAATCTTCATAAAACTCCCAAAAGTATTTTTCTTCACCTATCTTATTATATTTTGGTCTGCTTAAATCTAAGTTACGAGTTTTTGATCCATAAAATATTTTATTTTCTGGAGAACGACCAGTTGGCATTGTAGTTATTTCAATGTTAGCCATTATATTTCCTTTTAATAAGAGTATTGTTTTGTTCAGGCAAACACAATACTGATGTAACTCTATCATGAAATCCTGCTTTAGCAATAACTTCTATAGCTAAAGTTTGAGCGTTATCTACATTCGTTACGTACTTTACACATTCTTCTTTAGTATCAAATTTTAAAGTTTCCACAGCAAAAGGATCTGCATATAAAAGAGTCATTACAATTAACCACTTCATTTGACACTCAAGTTACTTGGATCGTATTGTTCACCATTGTAACCTCCTTGTGTTCCATCTACTCCGCTATTGCAACCAACAACCACTACAAGTAAAAAGAAGATAGACCATCCTACTACAATTTTAGTCCATCTTATAAATTCTTTAAATGTTCGCTCAGCTTCTTCCTGAGCAGCTTTCCTAGGATCCATTAGTTTAAAACCTCTCTAAGAAAATTTATAGTATTAGTAAAACACGGCATAATATTTAAGTTGCAGTATCTAGCGTATTCATCTAAGCCTACCATTATCATAAGCATTATTATAGGCACACCTACTATAAAAAAAGTGATGATTAAAAACGCCCAGCCTAAACCTCTGTTATCGCTCAAAAATCTATCTCCTTGCCTTTGTTTTCCCATGTTCCGTAACGTGTTGGTTCAGGACCTTTTGGTCCACCATATTCAGGTTGTTTTAATACCTCAGCTATTCTAATCCTAGCCGCTGTGAGTTCTTCCTGTAAATCACGTACATTACGTTTTAACACTTCTATTTCGTCAGCTTGAGCTACAATAATCTTACGATTCTTTTCAGCTTCCATTTCGTCAGGTAACATTAGAGTTTTCCTTCTTCTCTCATCTTTTTACGAATTTTAGTAGCACTTATGTCGTGGGTTTTAACTCCTAAATCATGTTGAGTAAAAGTATACCCAACACCTCGTCCATAACTAATATCAACGATGTTAGGGACTTTCATAATTACATATTGTTTGTTATAGTTATATCCAGCATTAGCTAATGCAACTTGAATGTTTTGTATTACTTCATTATATTCAAATGGATTATCATCTTGTTTCGCCGTTCTACCCGCTCCAGCATCTTCTCCAATAATACCTCCAACATCTCTAATCATAATACAAACTTGACCTGTTTCTTCTAGAGCTTTTTCAAACAGTTTGGTGTGGCCTTCATGCCAAGGCTGCCAGCGACCTAACATTTGCGCTGTAGGTTTTTTCCAATCAAACATTATACTTATCTTTCAAAGCTTGTGCAAATTCTATAATGCCTTCATCTGACATGTAACCAGCAATTCTGAAATCTACATCTTCTGGCGATTCAAATATTTTGTTAGTATCGTCATATCTGCCTGCTTCAATAGTATCCATCCATATTGTAATGTCAGCATTAAATTGTTTACGTGTTTCTCCAGTTGGACAAACAAAATCACAAATAACAGTACGAGCTCTAGTAGCTTCAAACGTAGCTATTGTATTCATACGTTCGCTTTGACGTCGTCGGCCTGATGGAGTAAAGTCCCAATCATTTGCCATTTCTCTTACTTTATCTGCGTTATACCAAGCACAGTTAAGATGTACGTGTAATCTTTTAGCTAGATGAGTCTTGCCCGACCCCGGCAATCCCATTATCAGTATCTTCATCTGTTTTCTCCAAGTGCAGTTTCCAGTCACCCCCAGGAAGTTCGTTCCATATTAGTTTATCACCTATGTCCCACCCCATTTGATTCATAAGCGCGTCTGGAAATTCAAAGTATAAATCTCCAGTTTTTTTATCTTCTAAAACTTCTAAAGAATAAGTGCTTAGCTGAGAACTTTCAGTCCATTCATCTTTTTCTTCTTTTTTAAAAAATCTAGTCCACATTTGCATTCTCTTTCTTAGGACGATTCAAGAAATCTCTATCTGGATCTTGGCCGTCAATTCCATTCTTCATATAAGCAGCAAAGAATGATGCGTAATTAATAATATCTATGCATGAATCTTCTAGTGATTCAAAATTAGGATTGTAATCAGGATCTTGCTCCATAGCTTCTAAAACTGATTGCATGCGAAGTACTTTGGCATACATTGTATCTAAAAGTGTAGCACAACCACGAGGATAATAATCTGCTTGCCTGACTCGAGAGTTAGGATTCTGATAATCATTACCTTTTTTAGTTTGTATTTCTGCAGCTTTCTGCAATACTTTAAGAGATTCTTTCATTTTATAACCTTTCATTGTATAATACTATCATATTTTTAGTAAAATGTAAACCATTATTTTCTGATAATATCACTTTCTTCACATCTATCTCCAAACTGTGTTTCTACTATCACAGCTAAATCTGTTCCAATGTTACTAGTTTTATGCCATACGCCACTAGGTATTATAAAGTCAGTGTTACGACTTAACATCTGAATCTGCCAGTCTGGCGATCTGCCATCGTCCCACCGTAAATCAATTTGTACATTCCCTTCAAGCACCCACCAATGTTCTGATCTATCATTATGCTTTTGATTAGAGAGAGCCTGTCCTGGATAAATTACTAATTGCTTGACTTTCCATCCTTTTCCTTCATCATAAACTTTCCATTGACCCCAGTCTCTTTCTGCAAATCTATCATTTCTCCAACGATTAAGAATCCAACTAGAAGAGTTAGTTTTTTCTCCACCTACATTAAAAGCAAATTCTACATCAGGGTGATTCTTATATTTGATATATTCTGGAGTATTCTCTCCATTGCGATCACCTCCATTTGCGAAGACGACGGTGTCAGTGGTATCCCTGAGTATTTTATCAATTGCATCGCAAGCACTATCGTCATCATCATTAAAAAGAAGCGACGAGTCGACCATTTCCAATCCTTCAACAATTTGTTTCCTTTCTTCATATGGTAAAAAAGCTCTTCCTTTTTTACGCGCTAACCAGTCATCGCTGTTTAGTCCTACAATCAAGCGTTTACCTAATTTAGAAGCTTCTCTTAAATACGATATATGACCTGAGTGTATTGGATCAAAACCACCTGTTACTAAAACTGTCTTATACATTTCTATAAGCGTACTCCAATGCTCTATCTGCTTCTACTTCAAGTGGACGATTTTCATACCAGTTACCAGTTTCAATATCCAATTCACGACATAACACTGCTATTTCTTGAGCAGTTATAGGATATCTATTTTTCAATGCTGTAGCTGCTAGGGCAACCATAATTTGATACATCTTGTGATACCAACCAGTGTTACTTATTGTTTTATATTCTGATTCAAGTCTACGAGGAAAGAACGGGCAATCTCGATATCCAGTCCAATGAACTGAAGTATTATCTAATTTTGCTTTTTTGTATTCAACTATTTGTTTTTGAAGTTCTTCAGGTAATCTATCTAAGAAAGAATTGCTAGCTTTCTTTTCTATGAAAGCATGCTTATTCATTAAATCATCTGGATCTATATAATCGCCAGTATTAGAAAAGATAAAGTTGAAAGCGCCAGCGTACGTACCAGGTATATAATACATTCGTGATAAATCTTTAGTTTGTTTATCTCCAATTGAGTTAAGTTCTGTGTTGAGTGCGAACCAGAAATGTTTGATGTTATCTCCTCCAACTCTTTTTCTAGTTGGGAACACCATTCGAAACTTCGGTAAGTCAACTGTGCTGCTAGCAGTAGAATAGCATACAAAATAATATTTGCCATAACGATCAAGAAGCTCATCTTTTAAATTCCCTTTAAACTCATGATCATCAACGTCGATAGCACACCAACCTCCCCAATCCAAAACATTTTTATTGGCTCGAGTGGTGTCAGCTGTGTAAGTAGCCGGTGATATAAGTTGCGCATCTTTTTTTCCTTTCTTTTTATCTTTTGACAAAGCATACAGAAACTTTTCAAAATCTGGAAAAGTTGGAAAGTTTATACGACGATGAGTTTTATTGTCGTATATTGACTTAAAAACAGTTGTTGAGATCTCCATGATTATCCTCGTGGCTTGGACCTTGCCAGCCTTCTGGTTTTATTAAATCCGGTAAACCAAATGGATTAGGTCTTCCTTCTTTTATCCCTGGACTTTTTGCCATATTCGCCTCATAAATTGCATCCCATGCTTTATTGGCATCCACACCAAAAACGTCAAGAGTACCGATAGCAAAAACGCAAAGATCAATAAGGCCATCAACGATTTCCTCAGGATCTCTATTATCAATAGCATCAAGCGTTTCATCAAGTTCCTCCTTACACATAGAAAGACGAAAGCGTAAATACTTATCCATCAATTCTTTATTATCTTTATTTTTTTCAAACCAATCTTTGACACCAAACTTGTTGTGCATCATGTAAATATCATTTGCCCAATCACTCATTTATATACTCCATTTAAATTATTATACCACAATTACACTAGAATGTAAACTAGGGTTCTTTAAAGCAAACAATATTCTTTGTGTATCTTTCCAGTCTTTTACCTGCAAGGACACGCAATCTACGTGCATTTCTAGAGCTCTAGCTAAAGGATAATCATTTCCGCCTAGTTGCATCATATCACCTAAGAAAGTAATAGGTTTTTCTATCCACTCTATAACTTGGCTTTTGTCTGAACCCATAGGATATATATCAATTCCTGTTTCTCCAGCTACAGACGCGTCTATGTTAAATTTTTCTTTGAATTCATTTGCTATAGTTTGTCTTTCTTTTTTATGTTCGTCCCACTCTCTGTACATGACACGTTCTTCAAAATTACAATTTCTTCCAACAATACTAAAATTTGCCATGCCTGGTCTGTGTTCTAAGTGTCTTCCAGTTTTTCTATAAAATCCACTGCTATGTAGTTTATCTAACAACCAAAAAGCTGCAGAGTCTGGAAGTTTCCAGTCATTTTCATAAATCATCTCGCCATTTTTATAAACACAATTACCGGCACACTGAAACATGTAAGTTAAATTATTACAAACGTCTTCACCTAGTTGTTCTAAAGTTTTTTCATAATCAGATCCTGTAACAGTGTAGCAGTTATTGTTTCTAGTAAAATCTAAAAAGAACTCTTCAAATTCAGGATCTATTTTTTGTCTACTATCTGTTAAAGTACCATCAACATCAAAAATATAATTCATGCGAAAAAGTCCTCCAGTGTCGCTTCTTCTTTTACTGACCAACCTACAGCTTCAAGAATAGGTGTTATTGGTTCAATAAAAGTTTTTTCAAATTGAATATCGTAGTCTATGTATTTATGAAGGTTAAACTCAGGTGGTAGATAGTCAGGGAATGATATTATATTTTCACGTATTGGATTCGGCAGTTTTAAATAAGAATACTTTATCTTTTCACCAGATTGTATTGCGCCATACCTTTTTGTGAGAGCTTTGTCTTGTAATTCATGATTATAAAGTAGCGCGCCCCTCACATGAATAGGTGTACCTTTTCCATATATGTTTCTTCTATCTTTCCACTTATCTATTTGACTTACACCACGAGGAAAAGCTACTTGCTCGGGCGGTAAAGTCTTGAACCATTCTCTAAACTCATCAATAAATCTACGAGTTGCTTGCTGATCACCAGTAACCATGATCTTAAATATAGCTTTGAACTTATCTCTTACAACTTCTGGAGTAGAAGATTTAATAGCTTCAATACCCATTATCTTTAGTTTAGGCTCAGCATACTGTACACCTTCGTTGTTGTGTACATTAAGTATATATCGCTTTTTAGCAGTCCAGATACCGCGGTCAGCAATTACTTCACGACCCATTTCCATTCTCGAGGTAAAGGCATTCATGTAGTGGAACAGTCGATCGTATGCTGCCGCGATAACTTTTTCAAAGTGATCTTGACATATTTTGTCAAGCGCTTGAACAGGATCTGGTGGATTTAACTTTTTAACTAAAGGGCCCATGTTTATATAAACTGAATCGGTATCAATTGCTATAACATAATCTTTATCAGTCTTTAGTATTTTATTCATCTCTTTGTTGATAGCTTCTTCTGCCCACTTAATTGATAGCTGACCAGTAAGTGTAACTGATTCAGCAAGAGCATTGTCAAAATACTTAAAGTATTTGTTAGCTAGAGCGCCATAAAGAGAGTTCAAAAGAATTTTAATTGCCATCTGATTATTTTCAAGTTGGTTGATTTCAGACTCTAGTTTATATTCTTTTGTTTTCTCATATGCTGATTTTGCATCTAGCATTTTACGTTTTATCTGAGATCTTTCATCATAATACTCTGTGATAAGTTCAGGAATAATACCTTGCTTATCTTTTGTAAAAGGAACGCCTGAAGCGGTCACTGAGTATTTGTCTGATATTTGTTCGTCAGATTTATAATTAGATAAATATGCTGCAGGGCCTGAGGGAAATCTTATATTGTGAGATCTCAATAAAGTTTCAGGTGAAATATTGTATTGAACAATAATGTTAGGATATAGAGAATTTAAATCAAAAGAAACTACCCAATCATGTCCGCCAACTTGAGGATCTTTTACAAAACCTCCAGCAATAGAAGTTTTATGTTCACTATCTGGATTGCCTACAATAGAGTAAGGCACTTTATTAATTTGTTTTATAGGCGATACTATATTTTTACTGAGTAATCTACGATAAATAATTGATTCCCATATGTTTGTAACTCCAAACGTGTCATTTACATTGACTCCACCTTTATAAGCCATAGTCAATGCTAAAGATATAAGACCCATCTTTGCATCAATACGATCAACTAATTGTACGTCTTTAATGTTATAGTCAATAAACTTTTGATGGTTTTCTTTGTATAATGTATAGAGATTTCCAAACTCTTCGTA